ACTGTCGTCGCTACCACATCTGCGTTGGCCACCATCCTCGACATTATGAATATCGGCTACACCCGCTTCAGCAATGGCAAGCCCGGCCGGCGCGATATTCGCATCGAGCTGTGGAACGGCACGGTGCTGATGCGCCGCATCACTGGCGCTACCGAACTGGATACTCAAACCGAACGCCTGGTGCTCGATGCCCCCCTTGGTATCGAGGTACGGCCTGGCGACATCGCGCGGATCAGTTGGATGAACCTGATGCGGTTCGAGAGCGACACCCAGGAGATCGAGCACATGACAGACAGCCAAGGCGTTGCCGGCTGGACAGCTGTATTTCGCGAGGAGCGCGACGATGAGTTTTAACAGTCGTGAGAACTCGCTGGCTGATGGAGCGCCAATCAGGCTGTACCAGTTCAGCCGAGGTGTCATGCGCTGGCTCTACACCAGTGCAGACCGAGACGCGGTCGTGGGTACGCAGATATTCCGCACGCTTCGCGGCGGTATCTCGGACGACGGGATTCGCCAGACAGGTGAGGCCAGCGTCGAGCTGCTCAAGATCACCGTGCCGGCCGATCTCGCCGTGGCGACGCTCTATCGAGCGGTACCGCCGTCGAACGAGGTCGCCCTGACGATATTCGACAGGCATGCGGGAGAGGACGAGCAGGTCGTCAGCTGGGTGGGCAGCATTCAGAGCGTGACCTGGCCGAAGCGCGACCAGGCTCAGTTGGTTTGCCAGCCGCTATCAGCGCGCATGACGATGCAGGGGCTGCGGCAGGGCTGGGAGCGGGCCTGTCATCACGCGCTCTTTGGCATCGGCTGTGGCGTCAATCGAGACCTATACCGCGTCACAACCGAGATTCAGAGCAAGAGCGGACTGGTCATCAGTAGTGGCGCGTTCGCGAGTTACCCGGACGGCTATTTCACAGCTGGTTGGGTCGAGTGGTCAGTCGGTTCAGGTGAATTCGATCGGAGAGCTATCGAGCGGCACACCGGCAGCAACCTGGCCATGCTGGGTGGGACAGCAGGGCTTCAACCTGGTCAGGCGATCCGCGTCTATCCCGGCTGCAATCAGACCACTCAGATGTGCAACGACAAGTTCGGCAACATACCCAACCATGGCGGCATCCCGCACCTCGCAGGCCGCTCGCCGTTCGATGGCAATCCGGTTTTCTAGGGGTAAGTCATGGACCCGTATACCTGGGCGTATATCGCCATCATGGCGATCAGTGCCTACGTCTCATACAAGAATCGCCCCAAGTCTGTTGCACCGAAGCCGGTGGCTTTCGAGGACTTCAGCTTTCCGCAATTCGAAGAAGGCACTCCCCAGTGTGTGTTTTTCGGGGACAACTGGACGCCGGACTGGATGGTGCTCTCCTACGGCAACTATCGCACCCAACCGATCAAGACGAAGAGCGGCAAGAAATGATCAGCGACGACGAACTGTTCGTGACCCTGGAGCACATGCACAGCGTGCCGGCATTCAATGGTCGGGCCGGCTACTGCCACAAGGGCGGGCGCGCGTTGGCTGCAAGGTACGGCCTCGACTGGGGGCAGATTGTGAGCGATGGCGGCATCGTGGCCAGCAAGCTGGTCGCCACAGGCGATGCCATGGCACTGCACCTGGTCGAGTTCGCGCGTCGGGAGGTGGGCAATGGGCAGTAAGAAGGCCGTCAAGGTTGGCTATCGCTACTTGTTCGGTATCCACATGGGTGTCGGCAAGGCGATCGATGAGTTGGTCGAGATCAAGGTCGGTGAGAAGCGTGCTTGGTCTGGCAGCGTTACCAGCAACCAAACCATCAACATCAACGCCCCGGAGCTGTTTGGAGGCGACAACGGCGAGGGGGGCATCCAGGGAACGCTCGACGTGATGATGGGCGCGCCTGATCAGCCGCTCAATGGGCGCTTGGCGGCCATGCTGGGCGGGCTGGTACCGGCCTTCCGTGGCGTGTGCACGTTGTTCTATGACGGCCTGGTGACCAGTTTGAACCCTTACCCGAAGGCCTGGACGTTCCGTGTACGGCGCGCATTGAAGGGCTGGGATGGCGCACTCTGGTACCCAGAGCGCTGCGTTATCGATATGGCCAGCGGTGCGATCAAGGCGATGAACCCCGCGCACATCATCTATGAGTGCCTGACGAACCGCGACTGGGGTGGTGGCATGGATCGTAGCCGGATCGATGACGCCTCTTTTCGCGCTGCGGCAACGACGTTACACGCTGAAGGTTTCGGGCTGTGCCTGCGCTGGGTTCGCCAGGACAGCCTCTCGACCTTTGTCAGCCACGTGCTCGATCACATCGGCGGCAATCTCTTTATCAGTCGCAGGACGGGGCTGTTTGAGCTGACCCTGGTACGCGATGACTACGATCCTGAGTTGCTCCCGTTGTTCGACGAGGACAGCGGCCTGCTGTCGATCATGGAGGATGACAACGCCGCGACGGCAGGTGCAGCGAATGAGGTCATCATCAAGTGGCGCAGCCCAATCGATAACACGAACAGGCAGAAGCGCGAGCGCAATCTCGCTGCGATCCAAGGCGCCGGCCAGATCCTCTCGACCACCATCGAGTACCCAGGCATTCCCACTGATGAGCTAGCCGGCCGAGTGGCTGTTCGTGATCTGCGGGCCAGGTCGGTCGGGCTGAAGCGCTTCAAGGTGCAGCTCGACCGGCGCGGCCGCGACATCAAGCCGGGTGGCGCATTCCGCATCCGCAGCCTGAGCCGTGGCATCGAGATGATGGTGGTCAGGGCTGGCCGTTTCGAGGATGGCACCCTCGGCAGTGGTGTGATCACGGTCACGGCTGTGCAAGACGTGTTCGGGTTGCCGGCCACCAGCATGACGCCTCCACAGCCTCCAGGCTGGGTGCCACCGAACACAGCGCCGGCCCCAGCTACTGTCCGGCGACTGACAGAGGTTACATGGCGCGACCTGGTGCAAACCGTCGACCCCGCTAACCTAGCGTTGTTCGATCAAACCAGCGCGTTCATTGCCGCCTTAGCGCTAAAGCCTACGCCCTTGTCGCTGGGCTTCGGGATCGAGTCGAGGGTCGGCAGCGCGGCCTTTGCTAGTGCCGAGAGCGGGGACTTTTGTCCGTCAGGTCTACTGGTTGTGGCGATTGGGCGTACTGAGACCAGCATTCAGCTGACATCGGTCGAAAGCATCGACTTGGTCGAGGTAGGTACTGCTGCGTTGATCGATGACGAGATCATCCGGGTTGTGGCGGTCGACCTCGGCACGTTGGTAGTGACCATCGCCCGTGGCTGCGTGGACACCGTGCCAGGCTCTCACCTTGCGGGCGCGCGCGTGTGGTTCTTCGATGACTATGCAGGGGCTGACCCTACGGAGTACTCCGCTGGTGTCAGCGTGCAGATGCGGCTGCGCAGCATCACTAGCAGCGGCATGCTGGCTCCAGAGCTGGCTCCGATCGATACCCTGGCACTGGTTGGGCGTCAGGCGCTGCCGTACCCACCGGGCCGGCTGCTTATCGGCGGCGCCAGCTATCCGGCCTCGGTCGTTGGTGATGTGGTTGCCAGCTGGGCGCACCGTGATCGCATCGTCCAGGCCGACCAGTTGATCGACACCACGACAGGCGATATCGGCCCTGAACCAGGTACCACTTACAGCTGCAGGTTGCTCAGGGCTGATAACAGCAGCGTGCTGGCAAGCCAGACCGGTATCAGTGGCACGACCGCTACGCTGACCACCACCTATGTGGGCCAGGTCATTCTGGAGGTCTGGTCGGTTCGGGGAGGGTTGAACAGTTGGCAGCGGCACCGAGTCCAGTTCAGCAGGACGGACCCGGTGCCGTGA